GCGTTTGGTTGGACATGGGCTTCGATGCGATGGGAGGAGGACGTAGCGCGCAGGCTGCCCTGAATCTACGGAAAACAGCGCCAGACTGTGGCAGCCTGTAGCGGCGCGCGATAAATCCGGCCCATTGTGCGCGATAAATGCCGCGCCTCGAAGTTGCGGGAGCTGCAAGGAAGTTGCAGCCGGTGAGGCTCTGACGAACGAAAGAGGCGGCTGGGTTTCCCCGAGCCGCCTCTAGGTGGGTGCCGCTGGTTGAGCGTTAGGCGGCGGCTGACCAGGTCTGCTCAGCTGCGTTGAAGCCGACCCACTCACCCGACTTGCCGAGCCCTCTCGACGCCAGCTCGTGGCGTGCGAAGGCGTTGAGGTCGATCTCGCCGCGGGCGACCGCCAGGAGGAAGGCGGCGGAGGCCGTCTGAAGCAGGGAGGCTTCGTCGCGGTTGATACCGGGGAGGTGGCTGGCTTCGGTGGGGTTGGTGGCTGCGTTGGTCATGGTCTGTCTCCGTCGTCGGGAGTCCAGTGACGCTCTACCGCCGGGTGATAGCAATCGGTCACCGGGACCAGGTCCGGTAGATCACCTCACGCCGCTCGGGGCCATCGCCTCCACCGAGCGTGTAGCGAATCGGGATCAGCTCGTGGGGCAGCCAGTCGAAAAGCCGTCGGATGCGAGGGTGGTCGTTGATGGTCAGGATCGCGTGCCCCTTCAGAGTGCGCAGGGTCGCGGCCATGGCCTCGTACTGCTCCCACCCGAAGTCGACGCCGTAGCCCTCGGTTTCCCAATACGGCGGGTCGAGCAGGAACAGCGTAGTGGCGCGATCGTAGCGGCTCACACAGGCCTGCCAGGCCAGGTGCTCGATGGTGACGCGATGCAGGCGAAGGTGGGCGGCCGAGAGTTCTTCTTCGATCCGCAGCAAGTTGATTCGCTTGGCGGCAGTCGGGCCGACGCCAAGCGATCGACTTGAGACCTTGCCGCCGAAACCCAGCTTCTGCAGGTAGTAAAAGCGGGCTGCGCGCTGAATGTCGGTGAGGGTCTCGGGCACCTGCATCTGTGCCCAGCGGTACATCTCGCGGCTCACCAGCGACCACTTGAACTGCCGGATGAATTCTTCCAAGTGTGCCGCAACCACGCGGTACAGCCTCACCAGCTCGCCGTCGATATCGTTGAGCACCTCGATGGGTGCAGGGTCACGCGCGAAGAGGACCGCGGCGCCGCCGGCAAAGGGCTCGCAGTAGCACTTGTGGGGAGCCTCTGCCAGCAACGGCAGAAGGGTGGGCAGCAGGCGGCGTTTGCCGCCTGGCCAGGGGATTATCGGTTTGCTCATTCTCAGCCTATGGGAATCGTATCGGCCAACCTGCGCTCCCCTCGCGAGGGGCGGCGGGCAGCCTGGGAACCACGGCCAAGACGTGGGGTTCAGGGTCCGGCTGGCGCTCCAACGCCAGCCGGCCCGTCGTTTCTAGAGCAGCTCCAGCACGTCGACGGTGCCGCCGTCGTGGAGGTCGCCGCCGCGGTGCGACTGTTGGATGCCGTTGGGTAGGTGACCGTAGACGCCCAAACGGTGGATGGCCTGGAGGTTCAGGCTGCCGTTGGCGTCCATGGTGCGTGGCATCGCTATGCAGGGCTGGGTGGTGCCGAGGATCATGCCGACCTGCTGCAGGTCGACGACGGTGTTGTCGGTCCGGCCGTAGGAGTCCTCGAAGGACAGCCCGCCGATGCGCATTGTGAGCTGGCGGATGTGCTCGCCTCGGCTGCTGTAGCCCTGCTTGCCCTTCGTGCGACGCACCGTGCCGGCGTCGACGATGCGCGTGGACCAATCAAACGCGATGCCAGCCGGTGGACGGTAGACAGGCCCTGCCCAGATGCGGCCGACGCTGTACTTCGTGCCCGGCGACGCGGTGAACGCAACGACCAGGTCGCTGAGGTTCAACCGCGCCGGCAGCACGAAGTACATGTTGCGGGTGAACTCGGTGGTCGCGTACTGGATGATCGGCGTGGTCGGCTGGATCACGATGCCGGGGCTGTAGGCCACACGAACAGACAGCGGCCCCTCCGGCCGGACATCGAGCAGAGCGACGATATCGATCGGATAGCTCGCACCAAAGCTGCGCACCAGGACGCGGTCACCGAAGCCGTGTTGCGCTTTCCACGGCCGGCCCAGCTGCTGAGTCAGCACAAGGTCGAGCGGCTTGATATCGAGCCCGGGCACCTCGCCAAAGCCTCCGGCCCAGGCTCCAGCGCGAAAGTAGTCGCGGTACGCGATCAGCGGTGACGGTTTCATGCCTTGATTTCCTTGTCTTCCTCTTTGACTTCCGGAGCGCCGCTCCAGACCACGAGATCCGCGGCCGAGTCGCCGAGGTTGAACTCCACGCTGACGATTCGAGCCAGTTGACCGTCGTCGAGCCGGTAGCGGTCGTGCTGGATCAACACGAGATCGCCGGGGTAGATCTGCACCGCCTCCAGCGCATCGACGAGTGCACGAGAGGGCCAGAAAAAGCGCGGCTCGCCGTACAGCGTCGACCGGTGCGCGGCTTCGTTGGTCGGCGTTAGCAGCAGGGTCGGCATGCCACTTTCGGATGCGGGACGGGAAACGCCGGCACCGTTGTTGGCGTTAGCGAGCCGATCCGACCCGACCGCACCGCGGGCCTTCGCGTACTCGTCGGCGACGGTGAAGGTCGCCGAGGTACGGTAGGGGCGCGTGAGCGCAATGCCATCGGCCGTGTCGCGCAGCGAGTCTGGCAACTCTGACGGCGAGTGCACATGCCAGTTGCGGGAGCCCAGGACCGAATCCGCGAGCCCCGGCGCATCATCGAAGCGCATCGAGATCTCGCCTTCCCAGGCCGTCGCATCGAGATGCAGCACGGGCGTGCCGACAGGCGCGCGCCAGCGCTCTATGCGGAAGACACCGTCAAAATCGATCCACCACCAACCGCTGAGCGAGTCCGAGATCTCCGTGCAAACCTGGCCGTAGGTGACGGAAGAATCGACATAGCGTCCCAGCACTGCCGAGGTCTCGGCGCTCAACGCAGCGAGCCCGGCCATATCGATGCGCGACTGGTCCCAGCCAAACCGCAGGCTGAGCAGCGCGTCGACCATCCAATCCACTCGGCTGGGCTGAAAAAGCCCGAAAAGCCTCCCGGGGCCAGTCGCGATGCAGGTGATCCTCCCCAGGCTGCCCTGGAGAAGCTGGAAGCCGACGTTCTCGCCCGCCACCGCGTTTGCCCAGTGGGTGCCGAGGGTGAGGACCGAGCCGCGATCGCGCACCTCGTTGATGAAGGTCAGGCCACCGGCGGTCGACGCCGCCGTCGAGTCATGCACAGTGAAGTGCAGATCGGGAGACGACTGCAGGGCCGGCACGCTCAGCGCCCGACCGAACACCACCGGTCTCAGCCGCCTCTGCTGAGGGCCACTGGTGAACTGCGCGGTTTGGATCGGAACATCGAGCTCGGCGCCGGCATCTTTCAGCACGAGGCGCACGCTGCTTTCGCCGACCGTCTCGACCTTGTCGATGATCGCCCGAGCGACCTTTGCCATCGCTGGCAGCGGCACGCCATCTGGTCCGAGATAGACACGCACGATCGAGCCACGCAGCGAGCTCAGCGCCCAGTCGTCGAGTTCACCGTCATCGTTGATCAGCTCGATCGAGCCGATGCCGTACACCGCGCGGGAGCTGCCCCAGAACGAGGTTGATGCGCGCCGCTGAATCCGGATCTCGGAGCCGATGCGCGGGTCAGCGTGGATCGTGTCGTAGCGATCCGACCAGCGGCCATCGCTGAACCAGACGGTGCCGCCCGGCGCCGCCACTTCGACCAGCGAGACGTTGACGCGGTCGAGGCCGGCGTCGTAGCGCGTGCCATCCCAGTCGAAGGCGTCATCCCAAAGACGCGCCTCGTCCCATCGCAATGAAAGCCCGGTAACCACGTCAGCTATGGAACGCGCAGTGGGCGGGCCGCACGCCGCCCCACGCAACCAGGTCGACCGTCGCGATATCGGTGTTCGCAGCTGAATTGAACCCGGACCATGCCGGCACGAGCAGGAAGCTCGACGAGTTCGGCACGTTCGACGCGACCGTCTGATCCATCAGCACAGTGCCCCCGTCCAATCGGATCACGCACCGCGCAGTCGTGGCTGATACCCAAGAAATGTCGACGGTGTACCAGGCACCTGGCGAGAGCACGATCGTCGTCGGGGCAGAAGTACGTGCGCCTCCGGTCGCCGCCTTGAACGTGGCAGTGCCACCCGGCGCGACCGCCAGATAGCAGCCAGACCCCGGTTCGGCCGTGCTCGCACCGCCGTTGTGATGCCCCAGGTAGAGGGTTGAGCCGGCGACGCTTGTCTTCGGCGCAAACACAGTCCGATAGGACAGCCCGGCCGCACCGAGCACGCTGCAGCCCGCAGCGAACCGAAACCCCGAGCTGGCGGAAGCGCCAGAGCGGACGCGCACGATGCCCGGATGTGCTGCTGAGTAGTCCGCCGCATCGGGAGCGGTGGTGATCGTGCCGCCGGTGATCGCCGCGCTGGCGGTCAGGACCGTGCCGGTGGTAACGGCGGTGGTGTACATGTCCACGCTCTCCCAGCGCGCCGCCAACCCGCTGCGCAATTCGTTCTGCACGGCAGCCGAAGCGTTCTGGAGGTGCGTCACCACCAACGAGGACTTGGCGCCAGCGCCGGGATCGTTCATGTACTTGCCGATGACGCTGAAGAAGGTGTCGGTCGCCGCTGGAAACACAGTCGCAGTCATGGGTGGTCAGCCTCGCTGTTGGATCAAATCGCCGGTGCGGCGTTGCTCGCGGGCGATGTCGTTTGAGCCCTCGCGCTGCGCGCGCTCGACGCGCTCAAGGCGCAGTGCTGTGTCGTCTGCGGCCCGGCGCTGCTCGTCGCGCAAGGCCCGCAGCTCGGCGACGACGGCCGCACTGTCGCCGCCTGATGCGGCACCGATCTGCAGGCCCGAGCGCCGCGCGAAGTCGGCGACGGGCGCCGGCAGGATTGCTTCGCCCTGGTGGATGAGTGCCATGCCCGTGCGGGGGACGTAGCCGGTGCCCACGTCGTAGCTCGGGGCGTCGCCCTCGGGCTCTTCGACGTCGGTCTCGCCGCGTGCGATGCGACCCAGCGTGGTGCGAATCCCGCGCAGTGAGGCGAGCTGCTCTGAGGCCGTGCTGCTGATCGTGCGCAGCGTGCTGAGTTCGCTAACGATCGGCCCGGGGCCGATCCCAGCGAAGAAGGGCGCGAGTAGATCTCGGATGCCCTGCGGCATCTTGTTGATCGCAGCCTCGGCAGCCTCAACTGCAGAGGTCGCGTCGGCGTCATTGGTCGCCGAGCGGATGGCTTCCAGCGGGCCTTCAAGCTGCGCGCGCAGGTCTTGCGGCACGTCGGCCAGCGTCGCATCGAGCGCCGCATTGAGCAGGCTCTGGCGGTCGGCCAAGGCACCCAGCTCGACGCCGACGCTCGCGGCAAGTTGCGCAACATCCACGCCAAGCTGACGCGCCAGGCCGACCAGGCTCAAGGCGGTCTCGGCGCTGAGTTCGTCCAGGTTGATGCCGAGGTCGGTTGCGAGCGACGTGAGGTTGAGCCCGATGGACTCGGCGACGTCGGCCAGCGGCTCGCCGGTCGCTTGAATCAGCTCGCGGATCATGCCGCCGAGCTCGCGCAGCGTTTCAGCGCGCTGCGCTGCCAGCTGCTCATCCAGCAGCGCATCGCGGCGGTCGTAGAGCGCCTGCAGCTCGGGCGATACCGGCGCGCCGCCCGTGTTGCCGACGCTCCCGATGCTGCCTGTGCTGCCCGTACTACCGGGCACATCAGGGCTGCCCAGCGGGCCGCGGTCGACCAGGCCCTGTAGCGCGGAGCGCACCGAGGCCTCAAGCGCCATGTAGTCGGGCGTGCCGAAATACGACATGCCCTGCCGAAGCAGCGCGTCGGCTTGGCCGGTGATCGCCTGCAGCGCGTCCGTGTCGCCGGCCTGCGCCGCGGCCAAGGTCGCGTCGAACTGGCGCTGGGCTTCCTCCTGCCGCTGCGCCGGCGTCAGCGTCGACAGGTCGCCGAGCGCCTGGCTGTCCAACCACGCCTGGATGCCCTGCAGCGCGCTGAGCTGCGACGCGTACACGTTCGTCGCGGCCTGGCCGACCGCTTCGATGCCCTCAATCTGGCTCTGCTGCGCCTCCTGCTGGGCGCGCTCGATGCGCTCGATCTCGGCTTCGATCTCGTCGAGCGGCGTGCCGTACAGCTCGGCGACGAGATCCGCCGCTGCGTCACGCAGCTGCGCGATCGCCGCGGCAGCGCGCTGAGCGGCGACCTGGTGCACCAGGCCGAGATCCTCTTCCGCGGCGCCCTGCATGCCGGCAGCGCGCGCCGCATCGTGCAGCGCAGCCCGCGCGTCGTTGGCCCAGCGATCGATATCGCGCAGCTCGCGCGCCAGCGGCGTCATGCCCACGTCGGCGAGTTCGTCGCGCAAGGCCTGCACGTCGGCGCGGTAGTCCGCGAGCGCGGCCATGTGCGCCTGCAACGCCTCGATCGCCTGGCGCTCTTCGTCGCCACGGCGATCGAGCATGTCGTAGTACGCCGATGCCGACCCGGACAGACGCAGCAGGGTCGCGATCTGCGCCTGGCCGGCCTCGGTCGTGGCGTCGAGGCTCTGCATCAACGCCCACATGCCCTCGCGTGTCTGCGGCAGCACAAGTCCGGCTTCGGCGAAGGCTCGATTCAGCTCCGACTGCGCGACCTCGAACCGATGCGCTTCGGGCGCGAAGGCCTCAACAAACGACTGCATGCCGGTGATGAAATTCTCGATGCCGCCCGTCATTTCGATCAGGCCTTCCGAGATCTGGGCGAAGCGCTCCGGGTCGGTCTCATCAAGCGAGAAGCCGAGCTGCAGGAGGGCTTCGCGCGTGACCATCACGCCTGTTGCTACTCGGACGAGCGTCTCGCCGAGGCCTTCGCCCAGCCTCTGGAATTGGGTGATGTAGGGCACGACCGAACCCGTGACCCCATCGAAAATCGAGCTGAGAACGGCGAGCAGCTCGGCCTGCTGCTCCTCCGCGGAGAGGTCCTTCAACGAGATCCGAGTCTCTTCGAGGCGATACCTTTCGAGCGCGGCATCGATTTCGTCGGGCAGCATGCCGAGCGCCATGGCGCCCTGGCGCACCGTGTCGACCAGCGAGTCGACGATCAACTGAAACTGCGCTTCGAACTCCGCAGCGACGGGTGACATCTCTTCGCGCGTGCGGGTACGGCCGAACCTCCAGCGCGTGTACTGCTGCTCCTGATAGGCCTGCACGTTGAGGTTGTCGAGGCTTCCGCCGCCGATCGCGATGCCCTGATCGGTGACCCGGCTCCTGCCACCCAAAATGCCGAGTGGGTCGAGTACTCGATCGGCGAGCGAGCCGAACATGCCGCCCATCCAAGCGCTGCCAAAGTTGAACGCGCCGGGGACGCCCTCAAAGTCGGCTTGCGCTGCACCGCGGGCAAGCATGCCGCCCGCACGGTCCAAGCCGCCCTGCAGCGACTGCAGAGCCTGCAGCATGCCGCGGCTGAGTCCGGGCAGCTGGGACGTTGCGTCAGCGATGATGTCCAACGCGTTCTGGATCGACTGCGACTGTTCGTCGGCAGCACCCAGCACGGTCCCGGTTCCCTGCGTTGCCTGGCGCTCCGCGGCCGTGTCGCTGAAGCCCGAAGAGCCGCCGAAAGCACCGATGCTGCCGGCGAGGTTGGCGATCAGCGGCGCGATCGCCACGGCCATGGCGGCCATGCGGAACGGCGCGCTCATCGGCTCGCCCGCGCCCTGGTTGAGGATCGCGAGGATGCCCTGGACCAAGGCCAGCGCATCGATCGCGACCTGCATCTCTTTGAACGCTTTGCTGCCGTTTTCCGTCAGCGACTGCATGCCCTTGAGCGCCGCCGAGGTCGCATCGACGATGCCCAAGGCGAGCGAGCCCTGCACTTCGCCGAGGCGGCCCTGCAGCTGTTCCAGGCCGGCCTCAAGGCGGGCGGTCAGCTTCGGGTCCATGGCGCTCTTTAGTGCCTTTTCAACCAACTCGATGTCTTTGAGCAAGCGGCTGAGCGAGGTGTCTTCCAGCTCGGCCAGCACATCCTTGTAAGAGCGGCCGATTTCCTTCGTGCCCTCCTTGGCAGCCTGCGCAGCCGCCTTCATCTGGTTTACGAATTCGTTTCCGAACTGCTCTCCCAGCAGTGCCTGCGCCTCGGCCAACTCGTCCGTGCTGACGCCGGCTTCCCGCGCGAGTTGCGCCATCTCTCTCAGCGCACGCTGGTGCCGCAACTGCGCCTGTGCCAGCGGCCCGCCCATTTCCGCGCGCAGGTCTTCGAGCTTGTCAGTGAAGCTCTGGTTCGCGCGCAGTGCATCGTTCCAGGTCTTAATCTGCTCGCGCTGCGCACGGTCGGCCTCGCGCCCTGCGGCCGCGCGGCCTTTGAGCGCTTCCTTCTCGCGTTCCAGAGCGGCCACGACTTCGGAAGAGGCTTCCAGCTCAAGCCGCTTGGCAGCGATCTGTGCCTCGGTCAGCGCGCCGGATGCACGAACCGACTCTTCCCAGGACTCGAGCTGCGCAAGCGCCCGCTCGGATTCCGTCTTGCCGAGGTTCGCCAGCTCTTCCCCGGCCTTCTTCGCGTTCGCCGTCAAGGTGGCCGCGATTCCATCGGCGGCCCGGTACGCGGCATTCATTGCATCCAGCTCGCTTCGGCCGGCTGCAAATGCGGCACCGACACGCGACCCGAGCGACTGCAGCTCGTCCAACCAACGCCCGTTGCCGGCCTCTTCAAGCTCACCGAACTTTTCGGTCATCGCGTCAATCGCGGGGCCGAGCGACTCGATGTTTGCCCGGCTCAGGCGCAGGGTCTGATCGGCCAGTTTTGCGGTGGCGGACTCAAGCCGCTGGATGCGATCGAACTCAGCGTCAACCTGGCCGCTCAGACCCTCAACGCGTTGCCCGGCCAACAAGCTGTTATCGAGAAGCTGAGTTCTTGCTGCCGCTTCACGCGCAGCGTTGAGCCGTTCTTGCTCTGCGGTCAGCTTCGCGATCGCTTCTGCCTCGGCGGCGAATCTCTCGGCGAGCGACGGAGGGACCACATCTCCGACGCGGGTCAGAGAATCGACGAGCTGTTCCGTCGCATCGGCAGCAGCCAAAGTGCTGGCGATGCCATCCTCGAATTCTTGGATGCGCTTGTTCTCAGCCTGGATCGCGCCGTAGGTCGCCACCGCCGCAGCGCCGACAGCCAGCGCGAACAAGCCCCACGGCCCGCCTGCAAGCGCCATCAAGCCGGTGCCCGCCTTTGAGAGCAGCCCCACATTCGCCGCGGTCGCCGCTGCGCTCGCCGTCGCCGCCGCCGCGGTGCGCGCCTGTGCCGTCGCGTAGGCCTGCTCGGCAGCGATCGCCGCGCCGGTGCTGCCGGTAAGGGCCACCATCGAGCGCTGCTTGTTCGCCAGCGCAAGAGCACCAGCCTCGGAGGCCTGGGCCTGCACCAGCTCGGCGGCCGTGAGCGCAACGGTCTGCTGCAGCTGGGCCATGCTGGCCGCTTTCGCGGCGACCAGGCTGACGACGTACTTGGTGCTCCACGCCAGCGCCAGGCCCACGACCATGTCAGCCAGCGGATCGATGTTGCGCGCGACCAGCGAGATCGACTCGGCGAGCAACGCCGACGCGCCGATGCCTTCGCTGCTGCTGCCGAGCCAACGCTGTATGCCGTTGACCAGCTGCGTTGTAGACGCGCCGACAGTCAGCGCCATGTTCTGGAACTGCCGGTCGACCTCTGCGCTGCCCTGCAGCAGCGCGGTGGCCAGCACGTCGGCGGTGATCAGGCCTTCAGCGGCCATCTCGCGCAGCTCGCCGCGGGTCTTGCCCAAGCTGCGCGCCAACAGATCCATCAGGATCGGCGCCTGCTCGGCGACCGAGTTGAACTCGTCGCCGCGGAGCGCGCCCGACGCCAGACCTTGCGACAACTGCACGATTGCAGCGTTCGCCGCGCCCGCCGACGCACCGCTGATGACGAAGCTCTTGTTGATCGTTTCGGTGATGCGCAGGCGCTGCGACTCGGCCAGGCCGAGATCCTGCGTCGAGCGCGTGAGGCTGGTGTACAGCTCGGCGGTGGCGGCAAGATCCTGTCGCGTGTTCTGCGCGATATCGAACGCGGACTGGCGCACGCGTGACAGCGCGGATTCGTCGTCGACGACGTTGCGGATCTTGCTGCTGAGGTTGGTGTAACCATCCGCCATCTGGACCGCGCTGCGGACCAGGTTCGCGCCGATCGCAATGCCGGCGAGTTGCGCCGCGCTCTGCACAATCGACTTGACGGAGAACTGGGCCTGCGATGCCTCGCGGACCATCTGCTTCAGGCCTTCATTGCCGCGCTTCGCGCCTTCGGCAACTTTGTCGCCGGCCTCGCTGCCCGCGCGGCCGAGGCGGCCGAGCTGGGTGCTCGCAGCGCCGGCACTGGCACCCACGGCCTGGGTGCCCTGCACGATCTTGCCCGCGGCGGCCGTGCCCTTCGCGCCGGCTTGGGCTGCCGCCTCTCCGACCTCGCCGAACTCTTTCTTCGCCGTCGCCGTCGCCGGCACGAGGCCGGCGGCGGTGCCGTTGATTCGGAGGGTGACGACTTGATCGGACACTGCGCGTGCTTCCTGCTATGTGCGCCTTGGCGGCCGCGGTTTCGCTGCGTTTCGCGCGTTGGCGACGACGCTGCCCATGTAGTTCACGTCGTCGGCGAGGTCATCCCAGCGGCTTCGCTTGATCCGTAGCAGCAGCAGTGCGGATCGGATCTGGATCGGGCTGATGCCGAGCCAGTACAGGCCGGCCATGGTTGCGGCGACATCGAGCTGACACAGGCGGAACGCAGCGACCGCTTCCAAGTTGCATTCGAGAACATCGACCTCGAATACCTCGCAGGGCTCGTCGTCGTCGCGGTCGGCGGGCTCGTCCTCATCTGCCAGCGAGACGACTTCCGTCGCCTCGCGGTCCTGCACGACTGCAGCGGCTTCGTCGGTGTCGCCGTCCTCATCGTCATCGGCCGAGGCCTTCGGACGGTCAGGTCGGCGATCGCCGGAGAAGATCAGCGCAGCCGCTTTGAGTTTTTTCGGCGGGCGTCCCCGTAGGTCGCGAAATAGGCCTGCATCGCGGCGCTCATCAGGAAGGCGGACAACGGGCCGGTCAGCAACTCGGTCCAAGCTTCTTCGCCTTCCAAGGCCTGATCGCTTCCCTCGCGGCCGATGCCGTCGAAGCCGGTGAACATCTCGCGCAAGACCTGCTCTTCGGTCTCGAATTCGTTGTTGTCGACTCTGTCGAGCAACTTCTGCTGTTCGGGCTTCGAACGGATGATCGCGTGGCCGATGAAGCAACCTTGGATGGTGGGCTTCTCCGGCGGAATCGCGATGTTGATCGTGAGCGCTGCGGTGGCGATGACTTTGGTGATTAGGGTGGCTTTCACGAGGGTGCTCCGTTGGGTGGTTGGGCTTAGCGTGCTGCGGTGAAAAACACCGCGCGCCGCCGGTCCAGCACGGCGCGCGATGTGGGGGGGCGTTGCGTTACGGGGTTGTGTCGCCGAAGGCTATCCAGACTTCGTCGTTGCCCGCGCTGGACGGAATCGCGCGACCGGTGATGTCCCAGCCGTAGTCGCCTTGGATGTCGGCCGCGGTCACTTGCTCCAGCTGTCCGCGCACGCCGATCTCGGAATAGAGACCGACTTTGCTGTCGCTCTCCCAGATGCGGAACGCAGCGGTGATGTGGATGCCGCGGTCGCGGACGAAGATCGGGTTGAAGTCGTTCGTGATGTCCGTCTTCGCGAGCTGCAGCGAAAACGTGCCCTTGCGATTGGACATGCGGTTCGAACCCTTACCGCCTGTGTACTCGTTGAGCCCGCCTTCCTTGCCCAGGCTGAACTTGATGGATTTGGACCACGTCACCAGGTCTTCGAGCGGCGTCGAGATCGTGCTCAATGTGCCACCGCGGTCGATCGTGCTGATGATCAGATCCGTGTTGCGCTTCGTCGCGACCACCGGCATGAAAGTCGGCAGGGTGACATTCGGCATAGCGGCGTCGGTGTAGTCCTCGTACGGCCCCATGAGCGACAAGCGGCCCATGAAACGATCGTCGATCGCGATGCCTAGATCAGAAAGATCGGCGCGCAGACCCAGCACCCGGAGCAGCGACGCGCCCTGATACCAATGGCCGGCGAGCGAGGGGATTGCGGAACTGATCGGGTTGTAGCGCGTGATCTTTGCCACTGCGTCTTTGACGCGGGCAAACCCCGCCGGGAAGAGCACACGCTCGCAGTAGGCGTCCCCGTTCACTGCTTGGCCGGGCGCGCTCGGCGGATACAGCATGAAGCCGCCCTGGATCGTCGCCCGTCGCTTGGAGACTGAAAACGAAGTGTTGCCAAAGTGGGCGGTGTCTTCGTTGTTCTCCACCGCATCAAACTCGGTCGAGCACGAACCGTCGTACAGCCGAAAGCCGTCGCTGGCGGTTGGCACAGGATCAAGATCCTCGTCGATCTGGGGCTTGAGAAGCACGACCTTTTTCTTGAAGTACTCCAATTCTGGCTGAGCCATGACTTACTCCTTTGGGCTCTTGGTGCGACGCGCCGGCGGCTCCGTCGTAGTGCCGTCGAGTGCAACAGATACAGGGGACGCCACCGGCTCCGGCTCCGGCTGTTCGGCCACAGGGCCGGGCTCCGGCTGCAGCACGCCGCGCACGACGACGTAGTTGCCTCCGCGGCTCGGGTACGGAAGGTCGCGTGGTTTGGTGTTCATGGCATCTCCTGATCGCGGTAGTGGGTGTTGAATGCAACGCGGCGGATCAATCGGCCGCCGAAGTACATGTCGCCGCCGCTGCTGGCGACGTAGAGCGGCTCAAAAGGCCGGCCCGGGCTCCAGTCGCACAGCGCGGTGCGCACGGCACGTTCAAGCTGGGTCATCGCCCCGACTGCCTTGGCGCCGTTCGCTGCGCTGCCGGCATGCGTGATCCACAGCACCACATGCACCAGCACATCGATCGGCTGCGCATGCATGCCCGAGTACTCGCCGCGCTTTCCGCGCTCCTCGACGATCACGTAGGCGGCCGGCAGCTTCTTGGGCTGCACATTCATGGCCGTTTCAAGGCCGGCGGCGCCGTCGACGCTCTGTAGCAGCGACACGCCTTCAAGGCGCTCAATGACGAGCTCGCCAGGGAATGGGCCTGCCAGCATCAGAGGCCCCTGAGCGAGTCGCGAGAGAACATGCGCGGCTTGCCTGTGTAGCGAATGGGGCCGCTGTCGGTTTCGCCCGGCTGGCTGCTGCCGGGGGCGAGCGGATCGCCCGCACCCAGGCTCAACTTCGCATCGGCGACCAACTGCAGCGCGCGTCGCGCGTCGCGGTAGTCACGCTCGATGCGTCCGAGTTCCTCGCCCGTCCGCTCGCGGTCCGGGTGCAGGTGATAGCGCGCGATGGCGCGCGACCAGGTCACCAGCACCGGGAACTGCAGCGGGTCCATCGGCACCAGGTAGCCGCGCTGAGACAGATACGCGTCAACCTCGCCCGTGGCTCGCGCGCAGATGGCGGCCACCGATTCCAGCGTGGCATCGGCCGCTGCGATTTCGTCGACCGAGTACTCGCTGCGGTCGCCGCCTTCGAGCGTGAGCCGCCACAACTCGGCCGGCAGATCGAAGAGCTGCGCGATCTCGTCGGCCGCGTTCGGGCCGGTCGATAGCTGGGCAGGCGTGACGTACATGGATCAGGCCTTCGCCTTCGCAGGGGTCTTGACAACCGCCTTCTTGGCGGGCGCCTTAGTTCGGCTGGGGGCGCTGGAGCCCGGTGCGACCGGACCGTATCCAGCGCCCTCGCCACGGCTACCGCTGTCGGCGTTGGGGGGAACGTCGGCAGCGGCTCCGGAGAGGGTCGAGCCCTCCGGCGTTGCCTCCGGATTGGGCTCGCCCGCAGCAGCCGTCGACTCGCGGCTGCCGTTGGCTCCCGCGCCAGACTTCGGCGCATCGCCCTCTCGCTCTGGGGTGTAACTAACGACCAACTGCGGCTCGGCTTCGATCGCTTCCAACTGCTCGGGCGTGAGCTGATCGCAATCGAGCACGCGCGGCTCGCGGCTGAACTCGAAGCCGGCGCGGCGGAAGACCTGGCGAAGCGCGATGACAGTGATCGTGGACATGGGAACCTCTGGGTGCTGACCGCGGCAGTTGTCAGCCGCGGGCAGTGATCGCGGCCGGGGTACGGCCGCTCGGCAGGTGGGATCGGCTTAGGCCAGGCGCGGGTCGGCGAGCACCTCGACCAGACCCTTCATGACGTTGTCGGCACCGTTGGCGAGCGTGCCGGCGTTGACCAGCTTCAGCGCCGTGAACTTGAGCCCGGGCGGCACCACCAGCAGGGTGGGCTGCACGCCGAGCGTCCGGCCGTGGTCGCCCTTGCGCTCGGTCATCGCGGTGTAGGCCGCGATCAGGCCGGCCTCGTCCAACGTGGCGCGCGAGCCATAGGCCTGCTGCCAGAATCCGAAGCCGACGTTGCAGCGGCTGTCGACGCCGTAGACGTACTCCCGGCGCTCGAAGACGTTGGCGTCGGTCTCGGCCGTCTGGCTGACGAAGTTGGGCTTCTTGCGCTCCTGGAAGATCAGCGGCTTCAGTGCGCGGCTGGTGTCCAGCAGATACCAAGCCGTGCCGCTGCCGCTGTTGTTGTTCCAGTTCGACTGCGACTGCACAACGCCGTTCTCATCCAGCACCGGATGATCGGTGTCGAAGAAGTTCTGGCCGTCGTAGCAGAGCGTCGAGGCGCCGGCCTTCAGCAGGCCGAACACCAGCTCGTCGGGGTGCTCACCGGCCGACTGGCCCAGCTCGGTCATCATCGGGGTGTAGATGCCGATGTTGTCGTCGTCGATGTCATCGCGGTCGACGCCGACCGTCAGCTCGAACGGCTTGTTGCGGATCGTGTAGCCGTGCGACGCCATGCCGTTGATAACGCGATCGCCGAGCCATTCCCGCATTTTCGGGAACTTGCCCAGCCAGCCGTATTCGTTGGATTTGGTCGTGGACGCAACGACCGTGGCAATGCGCTGGTAGTTGGACGGCGCCATGCCCAGGCCAGCGCGGAAGGCCGCACTGAAAGCGATGAAGAGCGAGCGCAGCGTGCCTGCGTTGATGATCATGAGTGTCTCCGTGTGGAAGAAGTGGGCGCCGGGGAAACCCCGATCAGAACTGGACCCAGACGCCGCGGCCATCGACGTCGCGGATCACGCCGGCCGGCGATCGCGTGCCCGTGCCGTCGGTCTTGGCGACCGTCTGGTTGTCGACGATGTAGGCCGTCGCGCCGATATCACCGCGCGTGATCGCATCGCCTGCGGTGGAGTTGGCGAAGGCAAAGCACCCGCGCCGGATGCGCACGCTGATCGCGCTTGCGGCGCCGCCGGTGTTGTCCGCAGTGGCTTCGACGACGCCTACGCCGCGGCGAGCGGTTGCGGTGGTGCCAGCTTCGGCGAGGCCGGAGGCGTTGATCATGGCGATGGTGCCGGCCAGGAGCCGCGCAGAGGCCGCCACCGGCAGCTCCAGCTGCGCGGCGTCACGGCGAGGGGTGTTGCGTTCGGTGGTTGTAGCAGTCATCTGGCGTGCTCCTGAACGATCTGGGGAATGCGCGGCTTAGCCGGCGGCGCGTGCGGTGCGCTCGGCGATGTAGTCCGCCTCGCTGACTCCGAGCGCCGTGCAGACGGCGGCCTCTTCGGCGTTCAAGGCGGTGCCTGCGGGCGGCTTGCCCTGGTCGAGACCGCTGTCGGGCGCGATCACCGGCGCCGCGCCGACGAAGGCTCGGAAGCGCTCCAGGCCGGCCTGGTCACTGCACATGGCGCGGTGGTACTCGACCGAGGTCGGCGCGATCTTGCGAGCCTTCAGCGCCGAGTCGAGCGCGGCGGTCACGGCCGCGGCGTGCTGATCGGTGCTGATCTGCTGAAGACGCTGTTCGGCATTCGTCGCACGCGTCATCAGCTGGTCGTAGTCGCCGCGCGGCACGTAGCGCTCCAGGTTGCTGGACTCGCGATTCATCGCCGTCTTGAACTGATCGATCGCGGCCAGCACAGCGGCTTCATCCGCATCAACGGCCACGCCGAGGGCGGCCGCCACGGCGGCGGTCAAAACAAGGTTCATGGGTTGCTCCTGGTTGAGGGCTTGCAGCGTGAGATTCGGCGTGTTGGTCAGCCCGACAGAGACCAGGCGGACGATGCGTCCGCTGCTGGGCTCGAAGTCGAAGACGGGGCTGACGAAGCGGTACTCGCGGTTGAGCACCTGGCTACCGCCGCGGGGGTTCCAACTGACGACGCCCCAGAGGGCGCCGTCGCGCGCATCGAGCGCGGTGATCCAGCCAGCAGCCGGGGCTTCCTCGCCCTTCGGCGCGCGGTGCTGTGTGGCGTGCTCCCAGTCGATCGGCAGATCGATGCCGCGGCGATTGAACGCCTGCAGCGTTGCGTCGACTGAAGCCGCATCGAAGGTCCAGCGACGACCGTCGCGGCCGACGACGACCGGACCTGCGGGGATCAGCTCGATTGCATCCGGTGGTGCTGACGCGCCCGCCGTGGGCGGTGGCAGCTCGGAGCAAAGGGCGATGGCGTGGAGAGCGGGCATGGGGCGATTGTTCGCCCCGCGCTTTGCCTGCTGAGTTTCAGGCGGCTGAAATGCGATGCATCAGAACGGGCGGGAGACTCACGCCGAGTCGCGCGCATGATCCGCGCCGCGACCGACAGCCGTCAACAACTCAACGAGGACCCGCCCATGTTTTTCCGCAACCTGACCCTGCTGCGCTACCCCACTTCAATCAACCCCTGCTTCGAGAATCTGGAAGACGCACTGGCCCCGCACGCACTCAAGCCGGTCGGCGGGCTGGATCTGTCCTCGCGCGGCTTCGTGTCGCCGTTCGGGCGTGGCGACACGGTGCTGTCGCACCGCATCTGCGATGCCGTACTGCTGACCTTGGGCGGTGAGGACAAGCTGCTGCCGGGCTCCGTGGTCAACGATGCGCTGTCGGCCAAGCTCGACTACATCCGCGAGAGCGAAGGCCGCAACCCCGGCGGGCGCGAGCGCAAGCGCATCAAAGACGAGGTGCTAACCGAGATGCTGCCGCGCGCCTTCGCGCGCAGCTCGCGCTGCTCGGCTTATCTGGATCTGCAGCTGGGCTGGGCGGTGGTCGACAGCAGCAGCCGCAAGCACGCGGAGAACTTCGCCAGCGCCCTGCGCCAGGCGCTGGGCAGCTTCCCCGCGGTGCCGGTCAGTGGGGAATCCAGCCCGCGCGCGCTGATGACCGCGTGGATCGCCGGCGAGCCGCTGCCGCAAGGCTTTGTGCTCGGCGAAGAATGCGAGCTGCGCGACCCGGTCGACTCTGGCGCGATCGTCAAAGCCAAACGCCAGGAGCTGGAATCCGAAGAGATTCGCGAGCACCTGAAGTGCGGCAAGCAGGCCTTCCAGGTGGCGCTGATCTTCGAGGGGCGCTTGAGCTTTGTGCTTGGCGAAGACCTGGTCATTCGCAAGCTGAAGTTTCTGGAGACGGTCACCGAAAAGCTTGACCAGGGCGAGCGCGACAACGCGCGCGACGAAGTCGATGCGGTGTTCGTGCTGATGAGCGGCGAGCTGCGCATCCTGCTGAAGCGCCTGGAGGCGATCTTCAGACTGCGCAAGGCCGAGGCGTGACCCAGATGCGCGCGAACTAGGACTCCAAGCGTGCGCATGTCGCCCGACAGGTCCATCACGCCATCAGCCGGCTGGTGCTATCCGTTGCTTTCGACGCGAATTAGGCGGCGCATTCTTCCGCGCTTCCCGATCACGCGCGATCTGTCTCGCGTCGGCCAACGCCCGGCGGTGTGCGGGGCGCACCTGCGCAGTCTCGACCATGAATCGCTTGGGCTGTTTCTGGTCGAGGTCGAGCTCGATGTCGTCGAACGCGCGCTCGGCCTCATCCATCCGGCCCGCCAGCTGCAGGAACGTTGGCAAGCGGAGCCACCAGCGCGCATCGAAACCGCTCTGGCCGGTCTCCAGCGCCAACGCTTGGGCCTCCTGCAGGCAGAGCACGGCAGCGTGGATATCTTCTGCCTTCAACTCAGTGGCCTTGAGGTTCAGCAACCGAACCTTCTCACTCGTGGCCGAACGCGCGCCCACCACCATCTGCGCCTGAAAGCCGGAGCCCACGCTCTGCGAGTTCAAGATGTGCTCGGGCAACGCTGCAGGGAACCACTCCGGGTTCAACAACTGCGCCAGCGTCGGCAGCTCGGGACGGTCTTCCGTCATTGATCGCTCCTCATATCGGCCACCAAGCCGCCACACGCCGGCCTGCGCGCGTTTATAAACGCCAACGCGCCCGCCCCGCCGACACTGGGCGCGGGGCGGGAGCTGGGAGCGGCTCTCAGGCGGCCGCAGATTCCCGCGGGATCGGCGTCTCCAGTGGAGCGATCTTGGGCATGCCAACCTCACCGCGCATCCGCGCCTCGCGCTCGGCGGCCTGACGCAGGTCCATCGTCTCGAACAGGCGAACCACCCGAGCCGCGGCGATCAGCAGTGCTGACCAAATCAGCCCCGAAAATGTCGCCGCAATACCGATGCTCAAGCGCACCTCGTTGAAGGGGACTCTCGGAGATCCGTAGGTACCGGCCTTGGGCAGTGCCGGGAAGATCAAGGCAAGCCCGCCCACAATCGTCAGGACAAGCATCAGCACCCCTAAGACCTTCAGCGGATGCGTGGGGAACTGACCCTTCTCGTAGATGCGCAGCGCCCCCAAGGTGCCCTGGTAGCGGTCCTCCGGATCGTCTGTTTGGCGAGCGACGCCGTAGGCATCCAAGGCTGCCTTGAACTCTTTGTGGGCTTCCATCTCGCGCCCTCTGGCCACTGATTGATGCATCACATTCCCCTGTCAGAAAGTGCGCCGCCGGCACAGCTTGACCCCGGTACTGTTGCCGCGCCGGGTTGCGCGTTTTGGGCTTCCGGCGGCGTAGGTAAATGGTGGCGTGCGAAGGCAGCCACCGCGATCGGCGAAGTGCCGAAGATCAGGTAGGAGATTTCCTACCCGCTACAACCCGCACCGCGTGATCACCATCGCCAGCTGCGCGTCGTCGAGCTCGGACAGGCTGCGCGTACCGAACTCGACCTCCATGAAGTCGCGCGCGGCGACCAGCATCTCGGGGCGCTTTTTCCCTTCGGCATGGATGCGCGCGAGCATCCGCTTTCGATCGGGCGGTTTGGCGGGGCCTGACTTCGCTTCAGCCGAGGCCACCCATGTGCGCAGGTAGTGGCACGCCGCATCGTGATGCTCAGCATTGAGCAACCGATACGACGGCACCGAGAACCGATTGCGGAAGGCGCCCCACACCTGGGCAAAGGACTTGCCGCTGACCTGCACCACCTTGCCCACCAGCTGCTGCAGCTCGAACGCCTGCAGGTCACTGATGTGCGCAGGCCCGGGCTGCAGCTTGATCTGCAGCGTTGGCCGCGCGGCCGGCCGGACGTTGATCGTCACCTGATTGTGATTGCCCACAACGTTCTGGTTGCCGTTGATGGTGGGCGATATCGACGTCGGCTGAGCCCTGCCGCGGCGCTTTGCCGCCTGGCTGATGGGCACGACGTTCGATGCGCCGCCCTCGCGCATCAGCCGCTTGACGCGGTCTTGCGGTGTTTCATCCATCCCCTGTTTCTCCATCGTCGCGCGGGACCGCCGCGCGGGTGCGAATACCAGGGCATAGCCATCTCAGCAGCTGCGACTACGCAGCGACGCGGACCAACCGAATCACGTTGTTTTTCGCCTGCTCTGGCTGTGCCATGAGTTCATACGCAGCAC